GCCATGGCGGCGGCGCGGGTTTCGTGATCGATTGGCTTGGCGTAAACGCCAGCGTTCATTGCGGTTTGCTCAAGTTCGGTCATGAGCATGTGAAAGATGGGGTAGTCTAGAAGCGACGACGCGGCTTCGCGCATTTGGTCAGGCGTCATCGATCATCTTCATAAGATTGTACTTTGCGCGTTCGATGTGGAAAAGGATTGTCATGGCTTCCGATCTGTTCCCAGAGAACCACTCTTCCCCGCCTAGAGTCGTTCCAATGATAAAGCACTCTTCCAACTTACCTTTTGCGGCCTCAAGTATCTTGTCCGCATGGGCTGGCGCTGTTGTGGGGATGCCCAAGGTCACGATTTCAGCCGTCATGCCGCCATCAACATCGCAATTGCAATCCTCTTGTGCCTCTCGCGCCGGGCCTGCATTGCCCTCACGCGGTCTAGTTCGGCCTGAATATCGGCCTTGATCGTTGTGAACACTGCGGCTTTCTTGGCCAGCGCGTCCACCTTCTCCAGGATGCCATCCAAAACGGGCAACGCAATCGCTGGGGCGATTTCCTTAAGTTCACGAACCGCAGTGGCGGCCTCCTTAAGCTCGCGCCTACGGGCCTCGTAGGACCGTGCAGCGCGGATGTGCTCTTCGATCTCCTCAATCTTGGCGGCGAATTCGTCCTGTGCCTTCTTGCGCAGATACCGCTTGGCGCTTCGAACGCCGTCGCCACGTTCGACAGCGGGAGGCTGAATTACTCCAGACGTTATGTCAGAAACCCCGAAGGTTTCCGCACTGCCAATAGACGTACCAGCGAAAACCGCTGCGCTGAATGACAGCGTAGAGACGCCAAACGCCTCTTGGCTTCCGATGCCGCCAGCTTGTATCGCCCCCGCCCCTGCGGACAGCGCAGAGGCCCCGAAAGTTTCCCCGCTTAGGATGGACGTTCCGGCGAAAGTTGCCGCGCCAAGCGTTATCGTAGCCGCGCCAAAGGCCTCTGCCGTGGCGATGCCGCTTGACTGTAGCCCCGCCGCCCCAGCCTGGAGCGATGCGGCCCCGAAGGCTTCGGCTGACAGGATCGAAGCGCCATTGAACGTGGCCGACCCGAACGAAAGCGTGGCGGCACCGAATGCGCCTTCGTCTAGAATTCCTCTCGCTTGAAGCGTTGCGCCGGTAGCCGCAGAGGCTAGATGCCGGATTGCGCTTATCGGCCCGGAGCTGACTGGCCTAAAGCTAGCCATGCTAGTATTCCGAGTTTAGGACAACAGTGCCGATATCGATGGCGCAAGCTAGCGCCGTCGCGTTGTTACATCTCCAGGCTTGATGCCCCATGATGGTCGTTGCCGCCGGGAGCGTCGTGCCCGGCGTTCCGTTCGGGAAAACGCCGGAAGCGACGTTCGTTGTCCCCACGCGCTCCACATTGTAAAGCACCGTGTTCGCCTTGGTACGCGGCGCAATGATGGTCAGGTCGTAAAGATCGGCGCTCAGTGTATTGCCTGGAAAGTTGGCCCCGAGATCAACAGGCGTTTGAGCGGTCGCGCCTGCGGAAGTCAGTTGCAAATTGCCGCCTGTCGAATTGACCGCCACGCCCATTTGGTTCGTGCCTGCCGTAGGTTCCGCAGTGTTGGCCGGTTGAGAAACGGAGTTGCGCAGCCCAACAAAAGAACGCGCACCCGCAACCGTAGCCGCGTCGCTGCACCCAAACCGGCACTTGTAGAAGAACCCCCCCACCGTACCATCCCCAATCGTCCTCGATTGGTTATTCTGCACATGCCCGCCGAAGCCATTGACCGTCGCGGCGGAAACATACCCAAGCCGGACCGTCCTTGTGAGCCTGTTCGTGGCGGCGATGCCGCGCGCGGTCGCGGTTGCGCCCGTGGTGATCGTCATGGCCGCCATACCGGCCACACCGGAAACAACAGTTGTGTTATGGCCCGCTGGGTTCCAAACAGACGACATCAAGAGTAGGGTTTGGTCGCCGCTCAGGAACGCGTTTTCGTTCGACCAAACGCGTTTTGTGCCCGCAGCGAAGTTGACCAGCGCGCCAGCGTTGCTGCTTTCGAGCGCCACATGCCGCGTCAGCGTGGCGGCATTGGTCAGGGTGCCGTAGCCTATCTCCCATGCGCCAGTTGGAAGCCCGTTCGCGTCAACCGCTTCAATCCCATAGCTGACCAACTCCCCGATGATGTGCCGGGCCGAGAAAGCCCCATGCGCGGTGAAGGCACCAGCGAGCGTCAGTGCGCCCGTGCCGGTCGTCGTGCTGGTCTCTAGGGTGCGATCAACGAAAAGAGGCATAGCTTATTCGGCAATCTCATAGGTTGCATAGAAAATGTCTGGCTTGCACGGGTAGATTTCGCCCTTTACGCCCCTAATAATCCAGTCCCCCGGCGATGCGAGATGCTCGCCCTCAAGGGTTGGGATTACAATTCCAGCGTCAGTCCGCTTGCACACCCTGTCTCCCTGGTTCGCGGAAAGCCACTCGGCAAGCGCCAGGTCATAATCGATATCTATCGGGTAATCTTTACCCTCTCGAAATTGCATGGCCTCAATGACAACGGGCTTCTTGCGGAACTTCATTGTTTATCTCCTATAGCCTAAACATCTTGTTAGCGCCGGTATCCCAGTTGATGGTGATATCCGTGCCGTTTGGCGTGTAGGGCAAGAGCGAGCCCGATCGGCTGTACTCATAGACAGCGCCCGCCGTGATACCGCTAGCCAGCGCCGTACAGGTGATCGAGCGCGTGCCCGCCGCAGAGGCCGCAGACGTGGTAATCGTCGCCGGTCCCGTGCCGCTGATAAGCGTCATCGTGGCCGCGTTGGCCAAGTCGTAGGGCAAATCCTCGGGAACAACCGCCGTAGCAGATGCAGCCGCGTTAACGGCAATCTCGACACGCCCCCTATCGTCCCAGAATGCGATAAGCCGCTGAGCCGTGGCAGCAACGTCAGCGCCGCCGGTCACAGCCGAGGACTGGAAGGCAATGTAGCTCGTGATGGCAGCGCCCGCTGCGACAGCGCTGAAGGTGACGTTAGCCGCGCTGGCCACGCCATTCGTCCCGGCCTTGGTGCCAAGCGCCGCACTGGTAGCGACCAAAGTCCCGCCCGCGCCGGTTACGTCCGACACAAATTTGTGCGCAGCCGAAAACGTGTAGCCGCGAACCAGTGCGACCTTGATAACTGCGGTGTCCCAATCGATTTCACCGAGGAGGAAGCCCTCGCGTCCGGTATCATAAAGAGCGTTGCTCATTAACCATTCCCTGTGCTATGTGTTAGCCATGATTGCTTGTATTAAGTGCGGGGTCGAAAAGCCCAAAACAGATTACACTCCTAGTCGCCTTAAGGACGCCAGCCCGTGGTGCCGCGGATGCGTCAACGATCTTCGAAAACCCATGCGGAGAAAGGTTAAACCAGAGCGCCAACACTCCACCTGCCTTCATTGTGGTACCGGCATTCGTCATCTGAGGCACCACGCCAAGTTCTGCTCGACTTCGTGCTCAATGAAGCGATGGCATGGGGAACACCCAGGAAACCGCCGGTCATACATGCTCAAAACCATCTATGGTCTTGATAAAGAGGCATTCGACGCCCTTTTCGAATCCCAAGGCCGTCGCTGCGCAATCTGCAAAACAGACGCTCCCAATGGCGCCGGCAAGACCGCTCAGTGGAACGTTGACCACTGCCATGGGACAGGGGCGGTGAGGGGTATTCTGTGCAGCCAGTGCAATATCGGGATAGGACAATTGCGAGACGATCCCGAAATCATCAGGGCTGCGCTGGCCTACCTCAAATAGTGCATTGGCCATTAGTTCACCATTTCCATTGTAAATTCCTCGCCATCCGGGGTCACAACCTTCTTAGGCTTCTTGGCCAAGGCCTGAAGATCGGACAGCATCTTTTCCATGTTCTTGCCACGGACCGCCTCGGCATTGACCGGCTTGCCCTTCTCATCGCGCTGCAAATCGTGCTGCGCCATGGTCATCTCGCCGTCCATTTCCATCTTGTCGCGCTGGAGGCCAGTCGTATCGTCGTGCTGGATGCCCGTAACCTGGAGCTTGGCATACTCCAGCTTCATCTTGTCGTCGTGCTCTTGGCGCTTGAAATCAAGCTCATCCATCTGCGATGCCCCGGCAATCATGGCCTTCATTTGCTCAAGCTGCGCCGTAACCTCAGCCTTGGCCTTCTCGGTCTCGATATCGGCCTGCATTTGGGCCAGCTCTTGATTGGCCTGCACCTGCATTTTCTTTTCTTCGAGCTGCGCCATGATCTGCGCTTTCATCTGCTCAACCTGCATTTGGGCTTGCGCCTTTTGCTGCTCCGGCGTGGGCTGCGGTTGCTGCAAGGCCTGGCCCTGCTCCGGCGACGGCTTGGTGAAGTACATTTCCGGCGTTTTGAGGCCCGAGGCTTCGACCGTCTTAGAAATCGAATTCCAGATGTTGTCAGGCGTCACGAAGGGATTCGTCGGCCCAATCATGGCAAACAGCTTTTCCTGCAAACCCTGCACCATGGCGAGCATGACCATATCCCGCTCGCGTGTGCCAGCGCCAAGGCCAGTGTTGATGCTGCAATCCATCTCCGAATTCCACTGACGGGGGTCGAACTCCACCCACTTGTCGCGAAGACGGATCGTGCGCGCCTTGTCTTGGTACTGAATGCTCAGTTTCAGCAAGCCCCGCATGGCGTCACGGATGCCCGAACCGCCATCGGCCAGCGTGTTGACCACCATATCCACGATACCGAGCCCGGCCTGTTCCATGAGCGCCGTAGCCTTGGCCGTCACGTTCTGCATGGCATCCGGGGCCAAGCCCCCCGAAGCGTCATTGATGCCCGTGCGGTCCTGTCCCTCACGGTCCAGATATTCGATCATCTGGAAGGACTTCTCAGCCACGAACGGCACCACGTTCCACTGCACCGCGTCCCGAGCCGATAAGCCCTCCCGCAATACAATCGGCTTACCAAACTCGGGCGCGTACAAGGCGTCCGGGTTAAGGACCGCCCCATGCTGGTAAGCAGGCTGTAGGGAATTTTGCCAATAAATGTTGTCGAGGGTCTCGCGGAGGAGCGCGGTCTTGATGCGCTGCAACTCCATCATGTCATCGGTTATCGACGTGCCTTCCCATTGGTGGGGGCGGCGCTCTCCGGTGAGGCTGCTAAAGGGGACGTCATCCCAGTACTCATTCTCAACCATAAGGTCTTGATGGACTTTTCCGATGAACACGATCCGTCGCAGCTCGGATATTCCATCCCCATCGTGATCGATACGGGCATATAGTTCATAAAATAGGACAAGCTGCTGAGAGGCTGCATTCGGATCGTTGTTTGTGTTGTCGAGGGCACGGGGCCTCCTGATCTTGTTCTCCTGATCCGCCGCATCCGTCCAGCTTGGCGCATGTTCGACCAACTCCCTGTCATACCCCATGGCCACAAGGTCAGATCGCGTCACGCGCTTCACCCGGCCAACAAGGATGCTTTCCTTGATGTGCAGTGCGTCCGGATCAATCAGGAACTCATCGAGAGGCACCGCGCCCAGCTTGATCTTTTTGCCTTTATCTGTGCGCTTGATGACCACATCGTGCGACGCAGCACCATCCATCTCGCCCGGCTTGGCCGTGTGCTCAAGCACCTCGACGCCTTCATCGGAGACCAACAGCGCGAACGAATTGTCATCGAGGTTATAGTGCCTCGAAACCTTGATTTCCGTCTTTTCCTCGCACCACCAATGCAGCACGCCGTTACGCAGTTTAAGCGCATCGTGCATCGCGTCATAGATGGCGTTGCGCCCGTCCGACTCGGACAGCACGACCGCGTTCATGTACTCAGTGGCCTGCTGGGCGAATTCCTCGTCTCCATGACCGGCAGGCTGAAACTCCACAATCTTGTCATTACCCAAAATTGTGCGGCGAATGCTGGGCATGATCTTCTTGATGGTAGAGCGCACGTCACGGCTGACCACGCTGGAGCGGCCCTTGCCAGCCACCGGCATGTCGGTCATGATGCCGTCGTAGTATTGCTGCGCTGTTACCCGGTCCTTGGTGAGCTGGTCGCGATAGTTCTCCGCGTCCTTGACCATGTTGATGATCAAGTTGGCGAAGTCTACCGTGTCCATCTCTTTGGCCGGTTTCATGCGCGATTGCTCGCCGGATTCGTACATCAAACAACCTTCCTAGCCTTGAAGGCCGGAATTGGTGCATCAATTGGCTTATAGGCAATGCACCCTAAGCCGAATGCGTCTGCACCGTGGCTAGCCCAATCGTGCTCAGGGCCAAGTCCTATGGTGCGCTTTTCGTCATGCTTTTCGTGATACCAGCCAAGGCCGTCTAGGCCAGCCTGACACGTCGCCTCGTTAAACCACATCGAAGGAAAGAGCCTGCGAGCGGCTTCGATGCGCTGCTTTGCAGCCCCAGTGCCTTGGTTAGGCACAACCTGGACCTTATATCCCGCCTGCCGGAATGCACTTTCGTAACTGACGGAAAACACCTTGTCGTGTGTTTCCCCGTCATGGGGAAGGACTATCGTTGCCCGCCCCGGCTCATATCCTTGGCTTCTCAGCCACCCCAGATGATGCCCGAGGGGTTGGCCAATGGCTTCGTAGTAGTTGAGCCATCGGATTTCCTTGCCGACGAATTGTCCGCACCAGAACGCAAAGGCGTCGGATTGCTTTCCTGTCCCTCCGATGTCGGCGAAGCATCGGATTTCGAAGAGGGGGTCAACCGATACCCGCCCAATCCGGCCTTCTCGCCTAGCTTGGGCCAAGGCCTGTGCATAGTAAGCCCCTGCGGTAATTGTAGCATAGCCGCCCTCCCAAACATGCTCGTATTCCTCCGGCGTCTTCGCAAAGCTATCGAGCCGCTCTTGCTCAAGTACCTTGGGGAACCAAGGGTTATCGCTCCAGTTAGCCTTGACCACAACTGAGTCAGTCGGCGGCGGGCCTTGCCGGAACATCACATCAACCGGGTCAACCTTGCGCCTCGGGTTCCAACTGAACCAAAGCTCCGATCCATCCTTGCGGATGGTCGGCCTAATCAGCCTCAAGCTGTTGGCGCTGATTGTCTGAGCCTCTTCACCCCAGAAACGATCTATGCCCTCGTATGACTTGATGCTGTCCGCCGTGTGGTCCTGGAGACCATGGAACATCACAATCCCGTCCCCAGGCGTCTCGATTACGTCGTTAAACACCTTAAACCCATCGGCCTCGCCTAAGCGATGCACAATGAGCTTGTCCTCAATCAGCCTCTTGGCGCTTTCCTTAAGCGACTTTTGCACCTCACGGCCACAAAGTGAGCGTAGGCCCTTTTGGTACAGGCTGTGATCGACGATAAGCTCAGCGAAGAAATGAGACTTACCAGAGCCACGGCCACCATGCGCGGCCTTATACCGGCTCGGCTTCAGTAGAGGGCTGAACACCCTCGCCGTCTGAATTCGCAAGGTCGACAATCAGGCGCTCAATCTTGTGAACATGGCGGAGTGGGTTGTCATCCTCATCCCCTCCGACAATAGCCTGGGCTGGTTTTCCGTCAAGGCGATCCGCCACTTCCTTAATGGCCTGCATCTCCCCTTCGAGGGCAATATCAACGAGCTTTCGGGCAATTGCCCTAATGCCGCGCTTGTCATCGTCCTCTCGGCTTTTGAGTTCCAATACAAGGGCGTCATGGAAGAGCTTGTCCTTGCGTTTGCCTGAGTTAGCATTGCCTGCCATTTGGGTTCCATTTAAAATTCTGCAACGTTTTGAACGGCTTAACTAAATTCTGGTTAATCCCAGTGGGACGCCAACAAAAGATGGCTTGAATCCATGTCCCTGTAAGCGCGGGGGTTTGGGGCTGGCATACACTGCGGGACCATGGATCGCATCCATTCTTCGGCGGGGTCATGGGTAAGCTCATAGAGGGCCTTTTCGAAGGCGGCCTTAGCGCCCTCGCTGATTATGAGATATTTGTCGTTCATGGTTTTTTCACCCTGCGAAACGGGGCGTTAGGGTTACCAGACGTATGCACCCATTCTTCGCCGTTCCACTCGTGGTAATCCATTGATTTATCAATAGCTTGCTCTAAGGCCGCGCCAAACTCAATCCCTACCGGGGAACCTGCCTCGAAGGCGCTCCCCTTGTCGTCCACCCAATCGCTGGCCATCAGGGGGCCATGGATGTCAACTTCATTGACGGATGTGGCAAGTAAAGAACCGTCCTTGCGGAATAGCTTGGTACCCTTGGATAAGGTGTTAGGAAGTGTCATTTTGACTTCATTGCGGAGGTCCGAAACGAGCCCGCCTTGCGCCGTGATACGGGCGTTAGCTTGTCGTTCTCCCAATTGGAAAAATCGACTGGATGAGTAGATGGCCCCCCCGCCTCAGGTAGCGTGTGGACGATGTATTCTTTGTCCATGTCCAGGCCCATGCGCTTGATCAAATCGTCGGCCCCGTGTTTTGACCAAAGCTGAACCCATTTCCCTTCGGCCATAACCTAAAACCCCTTCGGCAGATTGCGGGCGAAGATGGCATCGAGGATGGCGATCTCCTCGGCAGTGAGGGCATCCTCTGGCAGCGAGGACACGGACTTGTTGATGAGGCGCTGCTCTTCAGCAGCGAGGGGTGTGTCGGTCATTGCATCTGTCCGTCGTCGAATGGCCATTCATTATCGGCTGGTTCAACTTGATTGCCGTAGGTTCCCTTGGCGCTTTCAAGCTCAATCAGCCGCTTCGAAAGCTCGCCAACTTGGGCCTCAAGCCTTCCGGTGACTCCTATCAGGTCCTCGACCATGTTCATGAGATTGTTAATGATTGCTTCGTCAGCCATGGTCAATCCTTTGTAGTGGAGCACCCCTGACGGCCATTTGCATCATCGTCAGGGATTTGTGGCATCCTTTCGGGCGCATAAACTAAACCTTCGCCTTCTTTGCTTGGAAGGCCTTGAACCTATTACGCTCCGCCGAAACCTGCCTCAAGGCCGACTTCAGTGTTCCAGCATGGCACCCCTCGTCCCGGCTCTCCCATTTCGTCCGATAAATAAGGCGATCACCAGCGAATAAACCAAATTCCGCCGTCTTGCCGCCGTTGCTCCGGCCTATGACAAAAACATCCTTCGGAATGGAGGCTTGTTTGGCGAAGTCAGAAAAGATTTGCACCATTTGCTAAACCTTAACCTTCAACCCATGGCTTTCCGCCGAATCCAGGATAGCCTGGAAGGCGGTCTCGAATTGGTCCTCGGCCTGAGGGCTAATCCAATAGGTGTTGCCCTGGATTTCAAGCCATGCCCCATCTGGGGGGACCATGTCATAGCCAAATGTCCATTCGCTGGGCTGGCCTTTGGCCTTGACACCCTTGCTCTCGAGGAATTCTTGGAGGGTCATGAATAGGCTACTATGGTGGACAAGCCTTCTCGGGCACTCAAGAATGTGCGGTTTCGGCTATCCATAAACTCAACTCCCCCGCCATAAAATACACAATTGCGACATTTTTCTAGCCTTATGAAGGCCCCCTCAGCGAGGAGGAACTTAACGTTAAACATCACAGTTCCGTCATGACCGTGCATCGTGAGGGTTTTGGAAACGTAGTGTGTCGTACCTTCGATAAAGTGACCGCCAGCAATTCCGGGGTGCCGAACAATCGATCCTTTCGCCACGGCGTTGAACGGTTTCCCATCCAGAAATGCCTGCAAGCCCTCCCAATCGTCATGAACGCCGTCCCCATGGATCGTAGGGACACCGCGAGCCCACGCGGGGGTAACCGCTAGGGCGAGGCCCGCAAAGAAGCCCTTGATGATGTTGCGGCGAGTGGTCATGAGTTCAATCCCATAAGACTAGATGCCCGTTCGTAATAGGCCTCGGAGTTGAGCGGAACGGATGAAAGTTGGTCGCATATGCGCTCCATTTCCATCCTGATCGTAAGCGGGTCAGTCTCGCGAGCAAGGCCTACAGCGTCATCGAGCGCCCAAAGGAATTCGTTAACCTCAGGCCTTAACTCATGCCAGACTTGGCCCGTTGAGTTTCTGGCCGTGGTGTAGAGCCCCTCGGGGATAGGGTGCCCGTCTTGAGCGGCCTTGAATACCTTGCAAGCCCACCATGCTGCCCTGTCGGCGACTCTCAGGTTGCCGTGCGGGTTTAACTCAGGGTCACAGGCCGCGACCTGGAAAAACTCCCAACGGCGCGGGACGATCTGCGATAGGAATTCCTCAGAGGGAAGCATGGCCAATTGCCTTAGAAATTGAGACAATTCTTCCCATTCCGGCGCTGAGTAGCCCCGGTGCGGCTGGGCGGCGACGAACGCGGCAAACCCCTATCCCCCGCAAATCACATGCATTCCTAGGGGATGGGAGAGGATGTGTCAAGAGTGCTGTCATGACAGCAGGGCCTCTAGCTCGGAGTGTCATGCCGCCTCCTCCAAATCCTCGCGCCGCACCTTGGTCGGCAGTCCAAACAAGCCCTTGACCATTACCCATGGCCCGCTATCGGGGATAGCCTCTAGTTCGACGTAGGAAGGCCCTAGAGCGCCTTTGAGGTTTAGGCGGTACTTGGTACCTAGTTTTAGTTCTTTGGCCTCTGTGGCCCGGTTCTGCCCCATCTTGAGCCCTTCCCTGAAGTTGGCCAGCTCTTGAGTGCGGATCGCGATTGGCTCGTGGTTGTTGGCGATGACGCCTATCACCTTTGGCGTGTCTTTGACGTAGAGCCATTTCGGCGGTCCTGGAAATGCCGTGAATACACAGCCTGGAATGAATGGCAGCAATATGGCCTTGCTGGTCTTGATTGCCTTGACGGATAGCTTGGACCACTTGCGCCGGGCATCCCGCATGTCCTGGAATTTGGCAATCTCCCGGACCGGGGTCCAGGTGAATGCGCCTCGGTCCTCCAACTCCCGCGCCATGGCGAATTCCTGTCGAGGTGCGGATAGCATCACATACCAGCCCATGACGGCAGGCCATTCACGGTTAGGGTCTAGAGGGAGGATGGGTTTGCGCTTCACGACACCCCCAGCAATCCAGCCACGAGCGTCGCGGCGATGATGGCGGCGAATGTCCCGGCCATGATGTACTGCACCGCAGTTGCACGGGAGCGCAGGCGGGCTAGGTGATTGAGGTGGGTGTAGATGTGGGCGTCGTTCATGGCTTTTCTTGCCTGGATTTGTACAACGAAAAGCGGCTTTCGACGCCCGGGACAAGACCTTCGTTGAACATCGCCGCTGCCTTGTCTGGATCGGGAAACAAAGTCAATAACAACGCCGCTATTGCGTGCTCCGCAGTCACCAAAATTGATGAGCAATCCGCGTTTGGGTCACGGCCATCTAGAATGGCCTTCGCTGCGTCTCTGGCCCGAATCGTGTCTCGGCTTGCTTCAGTCATAGCCCAATCCTTTCAGCGCCGGAGCCTTCAAGCTCGGAGAGGCGGCGGGTTGTGAACATGTTGATTATTCCAGTCTCGTGGATTTTCACATCCCCGCCGGAAATGGTGCGCCACGCAGCCGCCATTCGCCTGAATTCTCCCTCGGCTTCAAGCGCTGAGCAGATTGTGTGCTCAAAAAGTCGCCCCTCCTTTGCGCACACGATCTCCAAAACAAACGGATCATCCTTCGCCTTGACACGGCGGGCGGGCTTCTTGGCTGGCTTAGGCTTGCGGGGCATGTGGGGGGTGGTCATGGCAATGCGTCCAGTTCTTCAATCGATTTGATACCAAACATCGGCAGAAAGAAAAACTTATCCAGCTTTGAGTGCCCTTGAATTTCGTTAGAGGCCCATGCGGCATCCCATACGGCATCCCATACGGCATCCCATACGGCATTCCTTGCGGCATCCCTTGCGGCATCCCTTGCGACAGCCCATGCGGCATCCCATGCGGCATTCCTTGCGGCATCCCTTGCGGCATCGTTTAGCGTGTCCAAAAACCGCCAGAACTTTAAAACACGGGCCGCCTCTGAACCCAAAATCTTTTCAGGATTTGTCAGGACAACGCCGGGCGCGCCATCAGCCTTATCGTTGATTTGACGGAGCAAAACCGAATGAGCAACGCTGATGCCTAGCGCCTTGGCTGTTGCGATATCAGCCTCGCGCTGTGCCGCACCGCGCAAGCGTTCATCATCCCATCCGCAGAAAGTGGCCAGAACATCGCCCTGTGCACATTTGCAGCCATCGTCATCGATCAACTTGCCCTTAAAGGGCGGACGGTTGCCGCCGTTCCAGCGAAAAACAACCGCCTCAATATCAACTGTGCTCATTTCATGTTCCTCTTGTCTGCAATGTCTGAAGCACACATCCAAGGTGCGGCCCGCGCCGCTTCCCGCGCCGCTTCCACAGCGGCCCACGCGTCCCGACACGCTTCCTTGTGATAAGCAGACCACACACGATCATCGTATTCCTGTGGCGAAGCCTTTATGGCGGTAAGGGCTGCTTGCACTGCCTTTTCAGATTCTGTCATTTCATGTTCCTCCGTATATGCCCCGCTCATAGTGGGCTGCGTTCCACCTGTCAACAGCTATTTGATGCCATGCCCGGCGCTGGATTTTACGCCAACAACCGGGCAGCTTCATCCAGCCTGCGCGCCAGCAAGGTCCAAACAAGCTGGCCGATACTGGGCTGGGGAAGTTAGTTCGACCGCGACCGCGACCGCGACCACGACAGCGACCGCGACCGCGACCACGACCGCGACCACGACAGCGACAACGACCGCGACCACGACCGCGCCCACGACAGCGACCGCGACCGCGAACGCGGCAGCGACCGCGACCGCGCCAGCGACCGCGCCAGCGGCCACGACCACGACCGCGACAGCGACAGCGACAGCGGCTCGTCAAAACCTGTTCTTAAAACTGCGGCTTTCATTTTTTTGACCTCTGAGTTTTCGAAATCTGGACCGCATCAATTACCGCCCCTCGCCCGACGATGACGCGCCCTGAAGGGAACGGCTCGACCTCGCCAAACTCAGCAGATGCAACGGCATCGGAAAACCGGCCCGTGTCGGCGATCCATGCAGCCTCTTCAAGCACAAGCTCTTGTGGCGTCACGGCGACCAGCCGCCCCGTGT